CGGCGTCCCGGCGGGCGGCTTCGTCTGCTCCTGCGGTACAGGCGGTGCGTTGCCGGGCACGAGCCCGTAGCGGCGCGCGGAGGCGTCGGGGACCTGCTGGCCGGGCACGCAGAACAGCCAGCGGGCGTCCGGGTCGCCCTCGCGGACCAGCCGGTGCGGGGCGGCGGTCAGGTACAGCCGCGTCGATGCGGTGTGCATCGTCAGCCTCCCTGGTAGTAGGTGACGTTCAGCTCGGCCGACGAGGCGGACTCGATCGCGCGGAACGCGGCCAGGTCGCCGTCGTAGGCGAGCGTGGCGCCGGCGGCGAGGACCATCCCCACGGAGCCCGTCGGGTCGGTGCCGTCGTCGCGCCAGCGCACCGCTTGGGTGTACGCCTGCACGAGCGCCCGGTCGGCGCCCGAGGGCACGGTGAGGCCCACGGCCGTCGACACGTCGGTGATCTGCTCGTAGCCCTTCGGTTCCGGGCGCAGCACTGCCATGACGGCCTCCTAGTTGGCCGGGACGCCGGACTCGATGCCGTCGGCCAGGTAGTTGGACCACACGTCGGTCGCGTTGCCCACGACGTTGCCGTCGGGGTCGAAGTCGGCCGCGTCGATGTCGAAGAAGTTGCCGACCACCACGTTCCGGCCGGACTGCGCGTCGCCGTTGTCGGTGTCGAGCACCTCGGTCGTCGTGTCGATGAACGAGTTGCCCGTGATCCGCCAGTCCTGACAGGCCATCTTCAGGACGTTCGCGTTCGAGTGGAACCGGTTGTCCTTGAGCACCCAGCGGATCGGGTAGCCGATCCCGGCGCCGACGGTGTCCTTGATCGCGAACCCGGTCAGGCTGGTCATGAAGCAGTCCTGCACGAGCACGTGCCCGCAGCCACCGGACTGCTCGATGCCGTCCTGGCCCGACGCGAAGCGGCAGTTGACGATCTCCGCGTGGGAGCCGTCGCGCTCGTCGTCGCCCGAGCCGCCGTCGCGGAACAACTGGATGCACGCGGCGTCGGTCGGGCCGGCGAACAGGATGTCGGTGAAGCGCCAGCCCTGCTGGATCACCTTGACGAGCGGGGTCTCCGCGGTCGCCGAGGCCGGCGTGGTCCACATCGCCGTCCGCTCGCTGCCCGCCTTCGGCGTCCCGTCGATGTGGCGGGGGCGGTTGCCCTCGCCGAGGATCGAGACGTCGAACACCTCGACGGGGGTGGTGAGCTGCTCGCGGATCTTGCCGACGAAGTGGATGCGGTCGCCGGAGGCGAGGTTGTCGAACGCCTTGCTCATCGTGGCGAACGCCCCGGTCCACGACAGGCCGTCGTTGTCGTCGCTGCCGTCGCCGGCGTCGACGAACAGGTCCTTGCCCGGTCCGGTAATGACCCCTGCGCCGCGCGGGATCGAGCCCTCGATGACTGCCATGGTCGTTGCTCCCTTCCGGTTCAGGCGAGGACGGTGTAGAAGAGGACGACGTCGAACTTGCCGGCCGTCAGGTCGGCGGTCGCGACGGTCGCGGTGATCTTGCGGGCCGCCGTGGTCTGCACCGCCGTCGAGCCGGTGCCGTCGGGGATGACGTCCTTGAATCCGGTCGTCGACCAGGGCGAACCTGTCACGTCCGCCGCGGCCACCATGTCGCCGGCGCCCTCGACCTTGACGGCCAGGGTCGCCGAGCCGCCGCCGGTGACCGCCGTGAGGACGCTGACGAGGCCGCCGACGATCACGGCGTTGTCCGGGATCAGCGCTTGCGAGGTCAGGTCGATGTCGCCGGCCGCCCCGCCGTCGGTGGCGAAGTCGTACTGGCCGCGAGCGATCTGCACCATCTGCGATGCGCGCGGGAACCCACCTTCGTAGGCCATTGCTACCTCTCCTTCCGTGCTCGGCGCTCAGCAGCCTTCCGGCGCCGAGCCTCAGCCATCGCTGGCATCTTGCAGTCATTCGAGCAGTAACGGCTTTCGGCCGCTCGGCTCGCCTTCTTCGTGTATGCGGCACCGCAGCGCTCACAGCGCAGTTCCACGCGGCGAGGCCTCGACTGCGGGTGGACGTGCAGCTTCTGATGCTCCGAGGCGGTAGTCAGTTCCAAGTTCTCTGGCCGATTGTCAGCGCGGTCACCGTTCACGTGGTGCACTTCTTCGCCGCGCTCAAGCGGTCGACCGATCAACTGCTCCATGACGACGCGGTGCTCAAGCGGCCAGTGGTTCCGGCCTTGCTCCGTCTTGATCTCGACATAGCCGTCGGTGCGCAGTCGTTTCGTTCCGACTGGCCTCGGGCTCCCCAGCCTGCTTACGGTGGGGTCGCCGTGGATGCGCCATCGCTGGTAGTGGAGAGAGCACCATCCCAGCGCCTCATGGGGCTCACGACATAGCGGGACTCGACAACCGCTGTGCGCTCGCGGGCGGCCGTTGCACTTGTAGCAACGGCGCCTCTTGCCGTAGGGAGTTCCACATTGAGGACACATGGGGGAGCAGCCTTCCGTTCGACTGCTCCCCATTATAGTCCGCCGTGTGGGCGACCTATAGACCTATCACAATCCCGTGACCTCGCCGAACGCGCTCGGCCGGAGGTGCACGACGGCGAGCCGGACGTCCATGCGGACGGCCTGCTTGCCCGAAGTGAAGAAGTCGTTGTGCGCGTTGGTCACCTGCACGTCGACCCCTCGCCGCGGCGCGACGAAGGCGTGCGTCCGGTAGTCGCCGGAGACGGCCTTCGTCGCGGTGACCGCGTTGGTCAGCGCCACGGGGACGCCCCAGATCGTGCGGGGGCCGGGCGTCGACGGGTGGCCCCAGATGTAGATGCCGTCGGCGGTCCGCAGCAGCTGCACCGTCTCCCACTTCGTGGCTCGGACGAACACGACGTTGGGCTCGGCGTCGCCGCCGCCAGCGTCGTTGTCGTCGCGGATCAGAGTAAACAGCTTGAGGATCGCGTCGGGAATCGGGTCGGCGCCCTTGGCCTGCGTCTGGATGCCGGTCACGGACTCCGTGCCCAGCAGGTTCGGGGCGGTCCCGTCGCCGCGGAGGGCCTGGAGGTCGATGCGCTGGCGCAGCATGAGCAGCAGCCGCGACTCCACGTAGGCTTGCGCCCCGGCCTGGTCCTCGAGCTGCTCGTCGGTCATGGGCAGCCAGATCGGGATCTTCTGGACCGTCACCGAGCGCTCGGTGAGCTTCAGCGCGGCCTCGGGGAACGCCCCACCCTCGGCGGTCTCCTGGGAGGTGTTGGTGTAGGTCGTCTCCTCCATGTACTTGACCGCGGCCTGGGTGGTCGGGATCGAGGTGATGTAGTCGACGACGAACGGGGCCATGCGCTCGGGGATCAGGGTGACTATCCCGGTGCGGGTGGACTCCGGCTCCCAGCCGTCGCCGGTCTCGAACAGCGACGCCTGCGGACGCATGAGCGTCGCGACGTCGATGTCGAGGTGCGCGACCGGCCCGACGCCGCCGCCCTGGTAGCCCTGGTACGCCTGCGAGGCGACGAACGCCTCGCCGACGGACGTGCGCGGGGTGGCCAGCGAGGCCCGGCCCTCGCCCTCGAGGTGGCCGGGCTCGCCCCGGTCGGCGCCGTGCAGCGCGTTGTACGCCGCCCGGGCGGTGTCCTGGTGCTTGTCGACCTCGGCCTTGAGGTCCTCGAGCTCGTCGTTGAGCGCCTTGATGATCTCGTGCAGATCGGTCCCGTCGGCGACCTGCACCGACTTGACCCTCTTCGGGTCGAGCTCGGGCCCGGCCTCGTCGAACACGGCCTTGAGCTCGGCGCGCTTGGCCGCGAGCTTCTCGTCGGCGTCCTTGAGGGCGGGGAACTTGGCCTTCGCCCACTTCAAAGAGAACGTCATGTCCTTACACTCCCTGGGTTGTGGCGACGTAGCGCGCGTACTCGCGCTGCAGGGCGGCGGTGCCGTCCGGCTTCGTCGCGGTCGTCTCTGCGGTGAGGAGCGCGTCGAGCCGGTCAGCGGCGGCGCGCAGCTCGACCAAGCTGTCACGGTTGCGCTGGGACAGGCCCTTGCCCTTCTCGGCGCGGAGGGCGGCCACCCGTTCCGCGCTGTGTACTGCGCCCGAGACCGCGCCTGCGGCCTCGGAGATCTCGTCGTGCAGCGTCGGCCCCCGGTCCTTCGGCTGCGTCTGGCGGGGCGGGTCGACGACCTCGTCGGCGAGCCCCTCCTCGACGGCCTCGGCGTCGGTCAGCCACGTCTCCGCGGCCATGAGCCCGAGGAAGTGCTCGCGGTCCCCGGCGTCCGACCGGCTCGCGTAGACCGCGGCGATCACGCTGTTCTGCTGCTCGAGCATGCCGGCCATCGTCCGCATGTCGCCGGCCGGGCCGATGACCAGCCCCCATGCCTCGTGAATCATCATCTGCGCGGACGAGAGCATCACCCGATGGTCGCCGGCCTGGACGATCAGCGACGCCGCCGAGGCCGCGAGCCCGTCCACCCGCGTGGTGACGTGCGCCGGATGCGCCCGCAGCGCGTTGTACATCGCGATGCCGTCGAACACGTCGCCGCCGGGCGAGTTGATCTCCACGCGGATCTTCGAGGCGGTGACCTCGTCGAGGTCGCGCACGAAGTCCTCGGCGGTGAGCCCGCCGAGCCACGACCAGCCGATCTCGCCGTAGATGCGCACGACGGCCGCGTCGTCGTCGTCGTCGGCGGCGTTGCGGATCTCGTACCACGGCCGGGGGGTGGCGCGGCCGTGCGGCCGGGTGCGGTCGCGGATGCGCGCGCGCAGCTCGTCGAGGTCCGTCATGGTGTGCCCTCCCGTGGGTCCTCGGTGGCGACGGTCCAGCCGGCCGCGAGCAGGGCCGGGACGGCAGCGGCAGGGACGCGAGCCGAGTCGGCGGCGGCGGCCGTTCCGGGCGGCTGGAGCTGGACGGAGAACAGGCCGGTGTGATCCAGGCGGCTGACGTCCCCGGTGTCCACCGCCGCGACCGCGCTCTGCCACGTGAACCCGGCGTCGGTGTAGGTGCGGATGGAGCGCGAGTTGATGCTGACGGTCTCCGCGGCCTCGCGCGCGTCCTCCTGCAGGAACGCGATGTCGCGGTCGTCGTACCAGAGCTGCGCGCCGGGCGGCGGGGTGACGAGGCGTTGCAGGCTCGCCGCCGCCATGCGCCAGTGCGGCCTCGCGAAGTGGTCCGCGAACTTGCGCCGCGCCTGCCCGTAGTTCGAGTACGTGCTGGATGCGAGGCCCTCGCTGAGGCCGACGACGATCGGCGGGACGCCGGCCGCCGCGGCGATGCGCGTCTCCCCGGCGCCCTGCGTCAACTTGAAGTCGATCTGCTTGAGCGAGTGGCTCAGCACCCTCGCGTCGGCGCCGCCGCCGAAGTGCAGGGTCTTGTAGGCGTTCGACGCGCCCGCGTGCTCGGAGTCGAAGCGCTCGACGAACGCGTCGAAGTCGTCGGGTGACAGGTCCTTGTCGTAGGTGACGACGAGCCCGCCGGTCGCGCCGTGCTGGAAGTACCTGCTCTTGTGCAGCGTCGCCGCCGAGTCCGCCTCGATCTCGCGGAGTACCGTGGTCAGCCACGACATCCCCCGCCACTGCGCCTCCGGGTCGGGGATCGGCGAGTAGTGCGCGACCTGCTCGGGTGCCAGGATCACCGGCTCGGAGCGCGCTACGCCCCTCGGCTGGTAGACCACGGCGACCGGCTGGGCGCGCAGGTCGAACGGGCCGGGCCGCTCGTCGGGCGAGTCGAGCTCGTCGCGACGGACGCCCGTGACGATCGTCACCCAGTCGGGACGCATCCGCCGGAGCCTGGCCTGCCCTCCCCGCCCGACCGCCGTCCAGTACGAGTTGCCGGCGAGGCTCGCGTCCTGCTCCATGCGCGCCAGCAGCTCGCCCGTGGTGCCGTTCGTCCACGGCTGCGCGAGCAGTCCGAGCGCGCCGTCGTCGAACAGCTCTCCGGGGTGGCCCGCCTCGAAGCGGCGCCACTGGAAGCGCGCCTCGGAGAACAGCAGCAGCCGCGCGAGCACGCACGCGAACACGACGCTGTTGGCCTTGTACGCCTGCCGGACGTAGCCCTCGAAGTTGGCCTCGATCGTCTCCCGCTCGCCCGACAGCGAGCCGAAGAAGCTGGGCCGCGACCAGAACGGCGGGTGCAGCGCGTTGCGCGGGCGTCCGGCCAGCCGGGCGAGCGGCCTCACCCGCCGACCTCGCCGAACAGCAGCCACGCCAGCCCGGCGACGAGCAGCCCGGCGACGACCCAGCCCGCGGGCTCGGACGCCACCGCCGCACCCTTGACGACGAGCCCGGCGGCCACGACCAGCAGGCACGCGAGAGCGATCTCACGTCGTGGCATGGGCGCGGCTCCTCAGGTCGTGGCGAACAGGGGCCGGCGCTTCGGCGCGGCCGGAGGCATGGTCATGGCCGCCTGGTACGCGAGCACGTCGGCGATCGCCGCGTCGATCTTGCTGCCGTCGTCGCCCTTGACGAGCGTGTATAGCGTGCGACCGTCGTCCTCGTCGGCGGTGACCTTCGTCGGCCGTTTGTGCGCCGCGAGGACATGGCTCGTGGTGGTCTCGTCACCGTCGTGCGTGTGGTCGCCCTCGCGCAGGGCGGTGAGCCAGCGGTCCACGGCGGGGGCCTGGCGCTGGTCCTGGTTGGTGGGCCAGTCGAGCACGACCTCTTCGCCGTACTCGGCCGCCCAGCCCTCGATCTCCGTCCACCACTTCGGCGGGTCGGCGAGCATCAGCCCCACGTCGTAGGTGTTGAACGCATCGCGGACCGCCTGGTCGACCTTGAGGCGCGGGACGCGCCACCTCTTGCCCTGCGGTCCGAGCGGGCGTTCCCACTTGCCGAGGATGAAGCTGTAGCCCTCGGCGGTGCAGCCACGCAGGATCGTCGAGTCGTCGCTGATCGAGCCGTCGAACCCGAGGCCGATGCGCGTGCCGGGTGGCGGCTTGCCGCCGTGCCCCGCATAGTCCTTGCGACGGTCGAGCTCGCCCCACACGGCCGGGTCGACCGCCGTGCCGTGGCCGGCGACGACGAGGTTCCCGAAGAACCGCTTCGCCTGCGGCAGGTCACGCTGCAGCAGGTCCACCGCCTCCGCCTCGATCGCGTCGAGGTCGACGTGGCCGCCGTGCTCCCGCAGCGTGTCGGGCGGGTACACGATCCGGTGGATCTTCCGCCGGTCGCGCGTGCTCTCATAGCTCAGCGACTTCGGCGGCCGGATCATCTGCCGGTAGATGTCCCTCGCGCTCGACTCGAACTGCAGCTGCGCGACCGACTTCTCCGCCGGGTCCCACGAGTTGCTCGTCAGCGACGCCCGCCCGCCCATGCCCGCCAGGCCGCGGTACTGCGTGTCGGCCACCTTCAGCATCTTGTTCAGCCGCGTCCACGTGCCGACCTCGTCCTGCGGCACGAAAGTCACCCGCTGGCCGAGCCGGGACTGCGCGCTCGACGTCACCGTGTCGATACGGCCCCCGCCCGGCAGGCGGATGAACTCCTCGCCCGTCCTCGGGATCACATCCGACAGCGGGCCCCGGTCGATCATCGGCCGGAGCGCGTCGTAGATGTTGTCCGTCTGCTCCTCGCTCGACGCCGTCACCTGGATCAGCGGCGTCGGCCACGGCATCCCCATCGGCTCGCCGATGTCGTACGGGTACTCCCACCCGCAGCCGCAGCCGTGCTCGGCGCAGGCGTACCCGTCGCCGTCCTCGGCCCACCCCGCGAACAGCGCCGGGCCGACCCCCTCGACGCAGATGTGCGCCGCGGTGTGCGGCCCCTTGCCGACCTTCTGCGGGCCGACCAGGAGACCGCGTCGATAGACGAACGCGGGGCCGAGGATCGGCTGCGCCGGGTCCCACCGCACGCCCGCGCGCACGAGGTAGAAGTTCGCGAGGTACTGGAGCTGGTAGTCGTACAGCCTGAACGGCTCGCCGGCGCGGAACCCGTCCGGGACGACGCAGTGCTCCTCCACCCACGACGGCACGACCCCCATCGGCTTGGGGGACCCCCTATCCGCCACCCTCCACCACCTTCAGCATCCGCTGCTTCGCGGACGGCCTTCCGCCCGAGGGCCGACGTGCCGCCGGTGCGGGCTGGTCCTCGATCCGCCAGCGGTTGCGCAGCATCGCCGTCGGGTTCAGGCCCAGGCGGTCGGACCACTGCCGCGCCTCCTTCGCCGCCTCGAGGTCCCCGAGCTCGGCGTGAACCTGCCAGCGCACGTACAGCCCGACCTCGCGCGTCCACCTGAGCCGCTCCCACGCCACCGCCTGCGGCGTCCGCCACAGGTCACGCCACAGGTGCGCCTCCATGTCGGCGGCAGCCTCGAGCCGGTTCCGCAGCTCGGCGATCCTCTGGTCCATCCGGGCGAGCTTGGCGAGCGCCCCGCGGGGCGCGTCCTCGCTCTCCGCCTGCGCCTCGAGGACCTCCCGCTCCCGCTCGGCGACGTCGAGCGCAGCGCTCAGCCGAACGTCGGGCGGCAGCGGCCATTTCGGCGTCCGGCCCTTGCGACCCTCGGCCGGCAGCGTCGTCCAGCCCGCCTGGTCCGACTTGCGGTCGCGACGCAGCGCGTTCGGGTCCGGCGGTGGCCCCGAGTTGACCCGCGCGCCCCCTCTCGCCATGCGTCGCCTCCAGGTTCAGACGTGCGGGCGGCCACGCGAGGATTCTTTGAACCTGACCGACCTCCGAGAGAGA